TGCATTCGATGTACATGTCCAACATCTTCTCTTCGAGGTGCTGTCGCAAACCCACAAGCATCATCAGCTTGTTGGTTGGTGCGACGCCTCCTGAGTTGAGATACTTCTCTGAGAATCTCAACACTGGTTCGAAAGGATAATCTTGATTGAGCACAAACTCCAAGATCGTTAGCTCCTTTGCGAATGTCGTCATTGCATTGTCTCCTTCTTTACTTCATCTTCATCCACGTTCCACGCCAACTCAATGCTTATGTTGTGGTAGAAACAATACCCTATCGATGCGTAGGTCTTCTGTGGATCCTTCAAATGATCCCCGATCAACGCATGACAACCACTGGTGTCATCCATCACAAGCGTCAGGAAGTATCCACTCTCACCATCGGACCACGAAACAACGCGACCCTCGTCTGTAGAGGTGGTGAACTCTTCACCTATAACACGAGTTAACCCCGATATTGCCCACACGAACTCACTTATTGTGTCAGGCATGTGATTGCCCACCATTTCATCCCCAGTCTTTTCTGTCTTCTTCATTCCACCATCCTTCAAAGTATGCGTTAACTTCACCCTCGGTCATATCGACCTCGGACACAACGTTCTTGCCGATGTTATCCAACCACATGTGTGGCTCTGGCTCCCGACCATAGTATCGGTCTGCGGCCCCACGGTCTGAGGCTCGATCCTCCCGATCCATCATCCAAGCTTTTACTCTTCCCATTCTTCTTCCTCCATATTGTAAAACATTTCCGCGCACACTTCGCACAACTCTCCGCACTCGTTGCCATGGTTCCACTCCACATAGTGCAAGGTCTCATGGTCACCGCAGTTTTCACATGCATCCATCACCAATCCTCCTTAAATACCTTGCGGAATATTTCATCCAACATGTCTTCCATTTCACGATCCGTCATCTTCATCCTCCCAATAACTAATGTGCGGTTTGTTTTCTGTAGCCTCACTGACCTCAACATAAACAGTAAAACCATTTAGTTCGATGTAAGCAGACACAGGACTTCTAACGTCAACGATCATTTTGACACCTGCCAGTCCTCAAGAACCGTTGCCTGATGGCATTCAATGTACAACCCTTCAGGCTGATCGTCCTTAACAATGTCAGACAAAACCATCCAAGCATCCCAAGCCATCCTCGCAACACCATCGTAGTACCCAGTCTCGAGGTCCTTGACCAATTGCTGTAACTCACCAAACTCAGGGTCCTCTTCATCGTACTCATACCCATTGAGATACTCTCGGGCAGACTCGAGCGTCTGATCGATGTACCAAAGATTGGCAACGTGGGTGTTCTTGCAAACATAAGTGCTTACCTCACCGTCCAAAGTTTGACTCACAATTACTTGTACCTGCATGCTTCATCCTCCTCTATGACCTCATCGATGTGCGGTCTCCATGCCTTGTCTACTCCGTCAATGAACTCCCCTTTGAAGTCCATGCCCTCGTCTTCGTAATACGCAAGGACCTCGATCCCCATGTTGTGGAGCTTCTGCCAGATCGGAATGGGTGGACCCCACGCCGTCCAACATTGAAACGTGAACCACGTCTTTGCTTCATCCTCAAAACGTAAGTTGTCCTCGATCATGACGACCTCGCACACGTCCCACTTGGTGCCCCAGTTCTTGAGCCGCCAGTTGTACCAAGCAGGGGTCGTTGCCTTGAAGCCATACTTCTCAGTCTCGTCCACCTCGGGCAACAAGTATGTTCGAAGTGGCATCGGTGACACAACATCACAGAACCGTTCTCTTTTTCGATCCGATAGCTCCCGATTTAAACATCGAATTATGTCAGGCTGACCAGAACTTAATCCGTTGTGGGATTTTAAAGTAACAGTTTGATAACAATGATTTGGCATTACACCCCCCAATCTAAAAATTTTTCATCACCAGTAATCGGGCAGTCAAACGCACCGTCCGCACCAATGTCTTGCTTATAATCCTCCTTGAGAATTCTGTAGAACTCCCCCTCATTCTGGGCCTCGATCATACCGAACGAGGCACCGTAATCACTCTCCAACCAAAAATGATACTCTTGCATTACGCTTCCTCCACATTAAAATCTATATCCTCGATGTAATCACCATCGTATTCCTTCCAGAACAAATCACCTTCGTTCTCTCGAGCAAGACGCTCGGCCTCTGCCTCGTCAGTAGCCAACACCTCGGCTACTCGCTGTACTGTGTACATACGCGACACGCTATAAAGTTTCTTATCCATTACACGTCCTCCAGTTCATCATGTAACCTACTGATAATCGCGCCCAGTGCAGAACCCAAATGCTTGCGGTCACAATTCAAGACCACATCCTTAACGTCATAGGCACTCGGATCTCGGTACTCAGTGTTGGCACTGCATGACTGAGGGTGAGACTTTACGTCAGTCTCAAGCTTGTCCCAGTATTGCTCTTCATCCGACTTATGCTCGAGGTTCGGGTCTCGCAAACAATTGTGCAAGTTTAAGAACTCAAGCATCTCAGTCTTCGAAGTAGGAACATCGATCTCCCACCAGTCCTTACCAAAAGCTTTCTTCGCATCCGATTGGGTCCCTGCCCAACCACCTTTTTGATCATAATATAATCTCATAACTTCTCCCTACTCTACAAAATGTAAATCAAAACTATAGTACGGCTCACAGTAGCCCCACTTACAATGAGGCATCTGCAATGACGCATGCACCGCCCACTCATATGGCCCTGCCTCGAAGCCCACGCTCCAATACTCACCATAACCTCGATCCTTGGTCTGCTTTGGGTTGTCGATACGAACCTCGATGGCAGGATCAAACCCAACATCTTCACACCACTTGCACAACGCTTTGTACAAACCTTTGGCAGCACCTGCCTTGGTCTTATACTTCTCGGGGTTCCAATCTATGACCATGGTTCCCTCTTCCACTTGAACGTTTAACATTACACGCCCTCCTCTGAATGCAGTGCCTCACCATATAGGTCAGGGAATTGATCCTCTGGGAATTGATTGTTCATAAATCCCAAAGCTTTTAAAACTGTGTCTTCACCAATATTAGAAGCCGAAGCTACTTGTTCGAACCCCAACTCTTGTGCGGCTTCAGTGATCTCGAACAACACGTTCAATGCGTTCTGCAAAAACAACTTCTTATCTTTTTGCGTATAACCACTAATACGATTTCGTGTGGCAATCATACCGTTGCCAATATAGATGCTTGTCTTTTGATTTGATGTTTCCATTTTTTAAAATGCTCCTCTTGCGTTTTACACATATGGGGACTTGTCAAAGGTTTGTCAAGTTGATTTGATAAAATAAATAAAAAAACTTTCTATATAATACTTTTTGACCCCCCCTTACATAAAAAAAAGTTTTTGAAAAACGTGTGAAAAGCGTATTAAACGTATTACAGATCGATAAAGTATTTATATACAGAGAGTTAACCCCCAACTCTCATCCGTATTATGAGCGTATTATAATACGTTACAGGTGTATTAAATCCTGCAATATGCCCTGAGTCGATTTTTGAAAATGAAAAAAAGTGGGTGTTGGGTGTAAAAAACGTAATATAGACAACAGAAATTAATACGGTATTAATACGGTAAATACCATTAGGAGAACTAATGCAGTGACCAAAAAAGATATTGAAGAAAAACACGAGCGAAAGTTGACAAACAGGCAGATGACTTTTGCAAGGCACATTGTCGAGGGCATCTATTCGAATGCTGAGAGTGCGAGACAGGCAGGCTACTCACCAGAACTGGCAAACGAAAGAGCATCTGTTTTGTTGAATGGTCGAGACTACCCACATGTTGTCGATCACATCAAAGAACTTCGAGAAGAAAGAGAACGCAGATATGGGGTGACCACAATTGGTCAACTCGAGCGACTGCATCAATTGTCTCGAGGGGCAGAAGAGGCTGGGCATTTTTCAGCAGCCATCAACGCAGAGAAAATAAGATCTGCATTGGGTGGATTGACCATCGATAGACGCGAGAACATCAACACCGTTGACCAGATGACCAGAGACCAGATTGTGGCACGGCTCGATGCACTTAGAAAACAATACCCACAGGTTTTTGAACTTGAGACAGAATACAAGGATATTACACCAAATGAGCAAGGGACCAGAGGCGAACTTTTGGAACACAATACGGCAGAACTTGCCGAAGAAGTGCTTCGCAACGAGGATTGAAAACAAACATGGGGGCGGTGTTCCTGATGTTCACATGGTTTGGGACCACATCCCTTTATGGCTCGAACTTAAAACAGTGAAAAACAACGCAATTAAAATTTCTGCCCATCAGATAGCGTGGCATATGGCGTATTACGCTCGAGGTGGTGCATCCTTTTTCTTGGTCAAGCACCTCCCGACAAGGCATCTATATTTGTTTGAAGGGTGCCAAGGACCTGATTTGCTAGCTAAAGGTCTCAGCAGCACCGTGGGCCAACGGTTCGAGGATCTAGGTTCGATGTTCGAGGCCCTGCGGCCCCACGCGGCTGATATATTATCGGGCTCGAGGGACCAATGATCGAGGCTCTGCGGCCCTGCGGCCCCACGCGCCGAAATTCCCGGTTCGAGGCGACGAGGAACGAGGAGCCGAGATCCATGAAACTGTGTCCGAGGAACGAGGACTCTATTTTCTTAGCGCGGGTACGCCGCGCAAGTGACCGCGTTTAGCGGCACACTATTTATGATAGTAGTAGAAAAGGGACCGAAGCCCCTTTCTTTATTCCTCCTCCTCTGGATATCTAAGTGCGTTAATGGTCCATTGTAGATCGATTAAGTTTTGACGTAAGCTGTCCGCTTTATTTTCCAGTTCGAAAGCCTCTTTATGCAAGGCTTTCAATTGTTCTTCAGTTACTTTGTACATCTCAATGCTCCACTATTGCGATTGACTTTGCTTGTTTGAATCCAGCGCAAAGCTTACATGCTGTGCACTGAACTCGATGTCCCGCTTCCTTTGATGCAGGACATATTGCCTCGAACTTGAAGTCAATGTCTTCGACGTCCGATACAACTCTGAAGGTACGATTACCATTGGCCCAGTGATCTTGAGCTTGTTCGTAAGTATCAGCAGACTGCATTGCGATGTCGGGTCGCCAACCTGACTGATGACTGTATGCTGTCCAGTGATCACATTCTGACAACAGCTGATCCCAAACGTGAGGCGGTGCAGCTGCTGGATCTCCGTAAGTACCAACTCTTACGAAGCGTCTGATACCAAGTCCAACTCTGTCTGTTAGATTGGTAGCGTCAGGATATACGCCACGTTGGAATGCTCTCCAAACGATTAGAACCCCCTGACCAAGGTTGACGTAGCACTTACGACCCTTTGCAATCTTACGATTCGGATCGGTAGTGACCTCGCCTCGCATGATGCAGTCGCCACATATTGCAACGTCTGCACCTGTCTTACTGGCTTCGAGAGGGTTGATGTCCCGACAAAGTATGTATGTCTGAACGACGGTCCCTGTCTTACGATTACGGTTAGATAACGTTGCGATTACAACGATTGGCGTACCATCCAAGAGACTGGGTCCATTGTAGATAATACCTGATTTCATGATAACGTTCCTTCTGTTTGAAAGCCGGGGGCAAAGAATGCCGCCCCCGGCAGGTTTGAATTATTTGAAGGCTATGGTTGCTTCCATCTCTTTACCTTCGAGATGATTGTTGACCATCTCCTCGATCTGATACTCATGACCGGACATGTCGTACTCTTCCAGAGCGGTGCTGATCCACTCGTCAACCTGCCATCGGTGGTCTTCGATCTCGAACTCAGAGTCGTTGTGACCCATGTCCGCGAGGCGCTTGTCGATCTCAGTGGCTAGTTTGTCTTGCAACAGTAGCCAGATAGATTTGCTTAGAGCCTCGAAGAACTCGTCTTTAGATTCGGAAGTGATAAGATTAAGGTCAGTCATTTGGATCCTCCTGTTTTGACTGTTGTACCGCAAGGTTGAAACCCATTGCGGCGGCTGTGATGAGATGAGGTCGATCATCACGATTGTGACGATCAACCCAATCCATCAATTCATCCCAAGATGTTGGGGTATGAAATAGATTCAAAGTGTCCAAGCTACGCTGTCTCCTTGTACTCGATTGGTTGATTGATGGAATTCTTATCCCAACTGATACTGCTCTCAATTTCTCGAACAGCATTCTGAAGAACGGCAGTCCACTCACGATGGGCAGTTCGTTCCGTCGAGTACTTCGAAGTTGAGTTGTCTCCTGCTTCTTGCAAGATCCGAACTAAGTCCTTGACCTCACCGACAGTTACTTCGAT